TGTCGGTTGACGACGGCATTGACGCCTGCCGGGGCATCCTGCCTGTCTCGTGGTTCGACGCGAAGAAGTGTGAGCAAGGCCTTGAGTGCCTGTGGGCGTATCAGCACGAGTGGGACGAGCGGAACAATTGCTACAAGGACAGGCCATTGCACGACTGGACAAGCCACGGGGCAGACGCATTCAGGTACGCGGCAGTTGGCTTCCGCGCCCCGGTGGAGTCCACAACCCCCCGCCAGGCGCGGGCGACCAACGATTTCAAGCTCAGGAGGGCGATATAATGGGTGGAATCTTCGGGGGCGGTGGCCCAAGCATTGACTACGCGGCCCAGGCGGCGGCGCAAAAGGAATCCAGAGAGGCTGAACAGGCCGTGCAGTTGGCCGCTGACCGGGCTGAGAAGCTTGCTGCAGCCAATGAGGCGCGCGACCTTGAGGCTACCCGCCTGAAGAAGCTGAAGGGAGCTGGCGGGCTGGTGCAAGGTACCGGAGAACTGGCGCAGACCGAGGCCGCGACGTTAGGCAACAAACTGGGGTAGCTGATGGAAACCGTTGACCTGCTTTGCCAACGCTTCACGCAGCTCAAGAGCACACGCGCACCCTACGAGTCGCAGTTCCTTGAGCTTTCGGAGCTGTTCGACCCGGTCAAGGGCCAGGGCTTTGGTGCAAACCTGACCGCTGGTGAGGCTGGCGACGAGAAGATTTGGGACTCAACGCCTGCCAACGCCAAGGCGCGCATGGACGAGCGCATTATGGGCATGGTCATGAACCCGGCAACCAACTGGCTTGGCATGGGCTACCGTGATTTGCGCGACGGGCGTGAGGGTGGCGACGAACTTAAGGAATGGGCGGCCAAGGCTGGTGAGATCATCCTTGACGTGCTGTCAAACGAGGAAACGAATTTCTACACGGCTGCGATGGAGGCATTTGAGGAAGAGAGCCTGTTTGGCACGTCCTGCAAGTTCATCGAGGCCGACGCTTCGAGCCTCATCAGGGTGCAGGCCATTCCGCTGTCTGAGGTGTACATAGCCGAGGACAAGCGCGGCGTCGTGGACACGGTCTATCGCTGCTACAAGCTGTCCGTGCGGCAAATGGTGCAGCTTTGGGGCCAGAGTAAGGTCAGCAAGGACGTCAAGGACTTGTGGGACCAGAACAAGCCTGACGAGATGATTGAGATCCTGCACTGCACATATCCGCGCACCGACCGCATCCCCGGTGGCAAAGGCAACAAAAACATGCCTTTTGCGTGCGTGTACCTGGAGCACAAGAGCAAGCACCCCTTGCAGGAGTCGGGCTATGAGGAATTCCCCTATTCCTGTCCCAGGTGGGAGAAGGGCGCGGGCGAGGTGTATGGGCGCGGCGCTGCTCTGCGTGCGCTGGCTGATGTGCGGGTGCTTTATGCGATGGTCAAGACGGCGACAATGGCAGCGCAGAAGATGTGCGAGCCGTCGCTGATGGTGCCGGATGACGGCTTCCTTGGGCCGATCAACTCCGGCCCCGGCGGGCTCTCGTTCTACCGTGCTGGCACTCAGGACCGCATTGAGGCTTTGCCAGGTCAGATTGACCTGACGGCTGCGCTCAAGATGATTGAGGCCATACGGGCGGCGATCCGCGAGTATTTCTACTCCAACCAGTTCGATGACTCCAGCCGCCCGAACATGACGGCGACTGAGGCACAACTCAAGTACAGCGAGCGCTGGAAGACGTTGGCCGCTGTGCTTGGCCGCTTGCAGAGCGAAGACCTGACGCCGATTGTGTACCGTGTGCTGATGATCCTGCTTCGTGGCGGGCAGATTCCGCCCTTGCCGGAAGGCTACACGGTCAAGAACGTGCGGTTCTTCTACACCGGATCGCTTGTCCAGGCTCAGAAGCAAGACGGCCTGCAAAGCATTCGGGTGCTGCTGGAGGGCCTGACCATGGCGGCGCAAATTCCCGGCTTTGAGTCCATCCTTGACCTCGTGGACCCGGACAAGGTTGGCGCTCACATTTTCGACGCGGCTGGCGCGCCCACGGACGTGCAGCGCAAGAAGTATGATGTTGCGCAGATCAGGGAGGTCAAGGCGAAGAAGCAACAGGCACAGCAGGCCCTGCTTGAGGCTAACAGCATTGCCAACACAGCCAAAACGGCCAGCCAGGCAGACATGAGCGGACAGAACGGGTTGACTGCAATCACGGGGGGTATGGGATGAGCATTCCAGACCACATGACGTTGCACCAACAGTATCTTGCCGTATTCGACGGCGCGGCTGGCAAAGCCGTGCTTGAGGATCTGATGAAGCGCGGCAAGCTACTGGCTTCGTCCTATGATCCAGACCCGCTCCGCATGGCTTTCAACGAAGGGAGAAGGAGCATTGCGCTCCATGTCCATTACATGCTCGACACCCAGGCCGCAAACCGCGTTCTGGCCGAGCAGGGAGACAAGACCAAATGAGTGAAGAGCAGACCCTTTTGACCCAAGCCGCCGCGCCAGAAGAGGCCGCGCCCGCTGCTGACGTTGCCACTACCGCCCAGGAAGCCCCTGCCGTTGCGCAGGAGGTGCAGGACTGGCGACCGGAGGCATTACGTGGGGAGAAGGCCCTGGAGAAGTACAATAGCCCGGAGGACGCGTTTAAGGCTCTCGTGGAAGCGCAGAAGCTCATTGGCAAGAAGGCTGACCCGCTGGCCCCGCCCGCCGATGATGCGACGCAGGAGGAAAAGGACGCCTTCAACGCGAAGCTGCGCGAACTGCGCGGCGTGCCGACTCCTGACAAGGTGGCCGAGGCATACGCCGTGGAGCCGCCTGCCGAGGCCCCGGAAGGCTACGAGATCAGCCCCGACCTTGTTGGTGCGTTCCAGGGCTTGGCCCTTGAGGCTGGCCTTGCCCCTGCCGAGTTCAAGCGCATGGCCGAAGGGTACATGCAGATGGAGATTGCGCAGATCAACGCCGTCCGCGCCGAATCCAAGGCGAACCAGGAGAAGGCCCAGGCCGAGCTTGTGAAGGGTTGGCAGGCCGAAGGGCGCGTGCCGAAGGAAGAGTTTTCCAACGCGCTCAAAGCTGCGCAAATCCTTGGTCTGGTGGGCAAAGACGGCAAAGACAATTTGCTTGGCCACCTGGGCAACAGCACGGCCCTTGTAGCGGCTCTGGCGAACGCCTACCCGGTCCTTGGCGAGGCGGGCCTGAAAGGCGGCGCGACCATTTCCAGCCAGCCCGCGTACACGCCCAAGGAGGCCCTGGACAAGCTGCAAGGAATGCAGCGTGACCCGCGCTACCGTGACCAGATGACGCGCGACCCCGACTTTGTGCGTGAGGTCGACGCATTCGCAGCGAGGTACGGCACCCTTATTCGCAAGGGGAGCTGACCACATAGAGGGCAAGAGTCAAGCGAACGAGGCCCCGAAGTGTAGGCCCGGCCCCGCAAGGGATACCCGGCGCACGGAACGGACGGACACCCTCCTAGCGGTACACACGAACCGTACAACCTTCCCAGGAGGGAACAACCATGTCTATCGACGTCTCCGATGCGTTTATCGCGCAATACTTGGCTGAAGTGCATGAGGCCTACCAGCAGACCGGGAGCAAGCTCCGCAACACCGTGCGCCTCAAGACCGGGGTCATCGGCTCCACCGCCATCTTCCAAAAGGCTGGCAAGGGTACTGCGGGCAAGAAGACCCGCCACGGCAACGTGCCGCTGATGAACGTTGAGCACTCCACCGTCACCGCCACTCTCGAAGATTGGTACGGCGCGGACTACGTGGACAAGCTCGACGAACTCAAGATCAACATTGATGAGCGCATGATCCAGGCCAACGCCGGGGCTTACGCCTTGGGTCGCAAGGTGGATGAACTTATCATCACCGTGCTGGACTCTGGTGCTGGCACCGCGGACACCACCGCCACTCTTGGCCTGACCAAGGCCCGCATCTTGACCGGGTTTGAGACTCTCAACGGCAAGGACGTGCCGGATGACGGCAACCGTTTTGCCCTTGTGGGTGCTCATCAGTGGAACGAGCTGCTGAACCTGTCCGAATTCAAGAGTGCGGACTACAGCGGCAACCTTGTGCCTTGGCTCAAGGGTACCGGGGCGCGCAACTGGCTGGGCATCAACTGGATGCTGCATACCGGGCTTCCCCTGGCCTCTGGCGTGCGCAAGTGCTTCCTGTTCCACAAGAACGCCGTGGGCCTTGCCGAGGGCATGGATCTCAAGCTGCACGTGGACTGGGTTGCCGAGAAGGCCGCTCACCTGTTCGACCACATGATTTCCGCTGGCGCGGTCGCTATCGACGGCGATGGCATCTACGAAATCCAGTGTGACGATGACGAGGCTTACGCCGCCTAGCACGGCCTGAACGTGTAAAGGGGGGCGGTTTCGTACCCGACCCCCAAAGGAGCAAGACAAATGGCTTATTCTTCTTCGACCATGCGCCGCATCGACGGCGTGCCGGGGCAGCAGGTGTTCAACTACCGGACTGCCGACCTGCTTTCCACCGTCGTGGCGTCCGGGTACTTTGACAACGCCTATGATGAGTACAACGTGTCAACCGGTGACATTGTGTGGGTTGTGTACGCTTTCGGAGGCACGCAGAAGCTTTGCGGCTTTGTGTTCACCAATACCTCCGGCACTGTCACGACCACGAAGATGGATGTTGCCTAGGCTTATGCCTGGACAGCCAAAAAACAAACTCCCGCTTGGGTGGAGAGAGTCCTTCGGGGCTCTCCCTGCCCTCGCGGGCAAATTTTCCGGCCCCGCCATTGTGCTTGGCCGGGCTGATGGTTGGGTTGAGGAGCTGGACGAGGCGATGGCCCTGACTGGCTACGCCGCGCCGATCTTCGCCACGAACCACCATGCGGGGCACTACCCTGGCCTGTGCGTAGAGCATGTGGTGAGCGTGCATAGCTGTAACTTCCCCAAGAAGGAGAACAGGCGGCAGGACACGATATACCACTCGGAAAAGCCGCTCAAATGCGCCCCGAACGCTGATGTTTTCTGGCCCATACCCGGCACCGGGGCAGGGTCCAGCGCGCTGTTCGCGGCCCTGGTGGCCCTGAATATGGGCTACGCTCCTGTCTACGTGGCCGGGGTGCATCTTGAGCAGCATACGGTCGAAGACGACGGGCAGGGGCATCAAGAAATTCACAGCTACCGCCTCTACCAAGACGGCTGGAGAAGCCTAAAACATGAGTTAATTGGCGTGGTGTTTTCGGTTTCACCACGCGGGACGTTCCTGCGCGACCTTTTAAATCCCGTGAATGCGGAGGAATAAAGTGGAAAACAATAAAGTCATGCTCTCCACCCTGGCCCCGGGAAATGTAACCGTTGCCGCACCCTGGACCTCCCCGGAGATCAAGGTGCAGGGATTCGGTGAGGCCAACTCTGGACGCTCTCCGTTGGGTTCCTTCTCGCTGGACCTGACCTTCACCGGGGCTGCGCGCACCCTCGCCGCGACCATCACGTGCAGCAACGGGACTACCTTTGTCGCGCCAGAGGGCATTACCCCGATCTTCAGTGGCAAGTCCGCTGGTCATTGCCTCGCCAGCTTCTCCCTGCCTATCTGCCGCGCCTTCAAGATCACTCTTACTGCCACAACCGACACATGCGCCGTGACTGAGTGCATCGTGGCTATGGCATAGGGGGCAAAACATGCCATTCATCAACACTGGCTTTCTCGGAAGCGTTGGGGCTTTGTACACTTCCCCGGGTAGTCCCTGGGCGATGACCCCAGAGGGCGGCTTGGCCGTTTGCTATCTGAATGGAACCGGGGCGGCAAGCGTCAAAGGTACTGTTGTTGCGGCGTCCACGGCTACTGATCTTTCTGTAATTGTTCAAAACAATGAATATGATTCCATCGGGGCGATTTACGAGAGCGGCATAGCCGCTGGACAGCCAGTCTGGGTTGTAGTGAGCGGCAAGGCCCAGGTGCTTTACAAAGACGCCACAGCTGCGACAAGAGGCAACATCTGCATATCCAACGCCGTTGACGGCAGGGCTAGCGACA